GAAGGAAGGCAACAGTCTGGTGTTTGTGACCAGCGATGGTGAGATCATCAAGAAGTTCCGCAAGAAGTGGGAAGCCAATGAAGAAGGCTGTTTGGATCGTGCCATGGCAGATTTTGGAAATCACAAAGAAGAGGTAAGTACCATCGAGGAGGCAGCAGAATGAGTGAAGCAGTAGCAGTGGCCAGCGAATTGTGGTCAGAACTCAAGCGTTATGTGAACACAGTGGATCGCAATGAAGCAGCAGAGACAGTGGTGGCCATCTTGATCGACAACGACTGTGATGTAGATGATATCAAAGACACATTCAAAGGCGATGCAGACATCAAACGAGCTCTCACAGCGTATCTTGACAACGATAAATCATACACAGATGATGACGATGAAGATGATGGCATTGATGCAGAAGAAGACTATCGCGAAGACGACTGGGAAAATTAATGTGGTACAGCCGTGTAGTCGCCAATCTAGGTTCTATCCCAGACTTTATAACTCACTACGAGCGCGAGCTTGATGATGCTAAAAAAGACTGCAAGATTGGCGGCTTGGTAGAACGCAATATCACAGCATTGCCGGGCATTACTGAACAGAGATTTAATCAGCTTCAGGAGATTGAAGCTGTGTTAAACTATCTCAACATACAACTACGCAAGATCCGTAGAAAACACTTTCAGAAGTATCTTGAAGGCTATGCCCGGGCACTCACCTCGAGAGATGCAGAAAAGTACGTGGAGGGCGAGGACGAAGTGATTGACTATGAAACTATCATCAACGAAGTAGCATACTTGCGCAATCGGTGGCTGGGCATAATGAAAGGTCTGGATACCAAACAATGGCAGATGGGGCATGTGGTGCGACTTAGAACAGCAGGCATGGAAGATATCACGGTGTAATCTACGCCTATAAATATCTTCATGAAACCAATTCCTGTTTTTGTGGGGTACGATCCCAGAGAAGCCATCGCGTATCACACCTGCGTAAATTCTATCATACGCAACAGCACCAGTCCAGTGGCTATTGTACCTGTGGCGTTGAACTTGTTCAAAGACTATGCCGAAACACATACTGACGGTAGCAATCACTTTATCTACACACGTTTCCTAGTGCCGTATCTCATGGATCACCAGGGTTGGGCCATATTCATTGATGGGGACATGATCGTTCGTGGGGATATTACCGAGCTATGGAATCTCAAAGAATACACCCGAGATGCTATGGTGGTCAAACATGACTACAAGACTCGAATGAAAGAGAAGTATCTGGGCAGTCCCAATGAAGATTACCCACGTAAAAACTGGTCAAGTGTGATATTGTGGAATTGCAATGCTATACGAAATAGACAGCTCACTCCTGAATTTGTGCAAAAATCAACAGGCGCATTCCTGCATCGTTTCTCCTGGATAGATGATGAACGACTGGGCGAGCTGCCAAAAGAGTGGAATTGGTTACCCGATGAATACGGTGCCAATCCTGATGCAAAACTGCTGCACTACACACTAGGCACGCCTTGCTTTGATGAATTCAAAGACACGCCAATGAACGAACACTGGCATGCGGAACGACAGCTCACTGAGCATTGCCAACAGAGACTATGATGTCCGAAGAAGAACAATATTCGCCACCGTTGGAAAAACATGTACTGGACATGGTGGTTCCAGAGATACGAAAGCTGTTCGATGACATATTGAAATACCGTGTGGATCCAGCAGGGCTATACTATGGTATCACACAACAAGCACTCATGCAACAGATCGCTGAATTACCAGTTGATCGCATAGTGGCATTGGATAGTGAGTATAGATATGAAAGAAAAGGACACATGTACGATCCTACATTACAAAGTTTTGTGCAAGGTGCTGGCGGTCAGATCAGCACCTGGTCAAAAGAAGAAAACACCAACACCCCTGTGGTGCTACGCGGCATAACCAAACGCAAACAGATGGACACCTGCCGTGAGGCCGGCAGAGATTTCTACTACATCGATACCGGCTACTTTGGCAATGGCAAGAAGAAAAACTATCATCGCATCACACGCAACGATGTACAGAACTTTGGGCCTGTGAGAGAACGCCCATCTGACAGATTAGATCGCACAGGCGTCAGCTTGAAAAAAGTACGTGCCGATGGCAGCAAAATATTACTGGCACCACCCAGCCAAAAACTGCTGAATCTATACGACATTGATTTAGAAACATGGCTGACCCAGACTCTGGCCGAGATCGGTACTCATACGGATAGAGAAGTAGTGATCCGGCGCAAGCAAGGTCGTAGTACCAGGATAAACGATAACACTATAGAAATGGCATTGGATCAAGATATCTATTGCTTGATCACCTACAGCAGTATTGCAGCCGGCGAAGCAATCTTGTTTGGCAAACCAGCAATCACACTAGGGCCCAATGCAGCCGCAGCAGTATGCAGCACCAGCATTTCTGATCTTGAAACAATCAAAACCCCAAGCCTCGACGAGATTGCCGCATGGGCTCGACACATGGCCTATTGCCAATTTACCGAAGTGGAAATGCGTGATGGCACAGCTTGGCGCATACTAAACGATGGTTGATGTTGTAGTTTATATCTCCAGTGTGGCCAACTTCCAGAAACACATCAGGAAGACACAATGCTTGGAAAGTTTTGCTGCCGGTGTAAGCAAACTCGGGCACAGTGTTACGCTTGAGACTGCTCACAGATATACTCCCAGTCGGTTAGCGTTGATGCTGGGGTGGGCTACAACAAATACCGGCGGGCCAAACATAGCATTGAGAAAAGAAATCATCTCACAACAACGCCGACATGGATTCCATACCATGTGCATCGATGCCAGTTGTTGGAAATATCTAGACAATGCCAGCAGCTATCTACGTTACAGTTTAGATGGTCCATTTTATGATCGAGCAGAATATGCCAACCGCAACAGCGACAGTAGCAAATGGCAAGAGATCAGTCAAGCGTTGGGCATTTCATTAGACCCACCACAGACCAATTCCGGCGGACATGTGTTGATCTGTATGCAACGAGATGGTGGATTTGCTATGAAAGCATTGGATCCATTGGTATGGCTAACACAAAAAATTGCCGAAATAAGAAAATATACAGACCGCACTATCATGGTACGCCCGCATCCGGGTGCGTACAAGCCAACAGATTTTTTGCAGTTTAGGACAAAACATTATCAGTCACATCTTGGAGTGCAGGTATTAGAACCATCAACTGCAAGACTCACAGACAATTTGCAACGAGCACATGCTGCGGTATTCTTTAACAGTAGTGCAAGTGTGGCAGCAGCCTGTGCTGGCATACCTATTTTTGTTGATGATGCTAGCTGTGTAAGTTGGGCAGTGGCCAACAAAGACATTGCCAAGATCGAATCACCAGAGCAATTTGATCGACAACAATGGATTAGTGATCTAGCAGCAGCACATTGGAGCGACGATGATGCCAAAGAAGGCCGCATCTATCAGAAGTTCTTGCCTTACTTGGCCCGCAACACAGTCACGTCGTAGTTGCAGCCTTTGACATGTGGCCATTTGTAGCTCTTGTCAAACACACTGATTACCTCATCCACAATTTCGATTGACATATTTTTTAATAGCCGTTCGCGCCACCATGCAGGTTGTTCTACAATGAGATGAGCATTGCGCCCATCCAGTAATATCTTTTTAGCCGGGTAACAAGCAATACGGAACCAGCCCACACGCTGCATCTTTAAACCGATCAACTGCAATGTTTGATCCAAATGCTCGGGTTCAATATGTTCAAAAACATCTGCGCTGACCACACAGTCAAATGACTCCACTGGCATTTCGCCATGTGTGGCTGATCCTGGATCATAGCCATCTACTGTTGTGCCCGGGTATGCTTCTGCAATACTCTGAATCAGCTCGCCGTGCCCGCATCCAAAATCTAATACGCTTGTGGGTTGATATTGTTTAAGGAAAGGAGTTATGGTAGATAGTATTTTGCTACCTCTTCTGAATCTGCCTTGACCATGCATGGTAGCTAGTTGATCTTTGTATTCTTGATTGATTATCATCTGTGATTGACCTCTATATACTTATATTTGCCTTCGAACTGCTCGGGCACATCCTGCCATGTGCCTGCCAATTGATCATCTGCCCATGCAGCATAGTAAGGACGATCCTTCCACCACCAGAACAAATCACTTCCGGACCAATTGTTGTAGTAGCTGCGAAAAAACTCTCTTGTGCGCGGCTGTCTAAAATACTCAGGATCATACATGGTTTTTTTGCTTTTGGCTTCACGTTGAAAATTCACACCAATGAAACAGAATTTAGCTGAATGCTGCTGCAATAGATCTCGCACCCATGTCATGTCATCGTCGGGTATGCTGTTCAGCACCTGTGTGCAGATCACACCATCAAACTTTATTGCAGGATCGGGCAACTGATTGTGCTCTTCCACGCATGGATCATAGGCATAGGCCGTAACACCAAGATATTCATCAAATGTTTTCCAATCTTCTAATGGTATCGGATCCCCGGGCAACTGACCATATGGTAGTTTTTCCGTGTATTGCAATCCTTTGCCGCAGCCGTAATCTAATATGGTCTTGGCGTCATATCTAACCACCAGATCCTTGATGAGTTTTTGATATTTAACCACATCATATCCGGCCCAGTTCTTGTTGTTCTTTTGGAACTCGGTGCCCAGCCTAACAGACTCTTGGTAATAAGGACTCATAACAATCGTATCTCCACAGTGGCTCTTTTCTTGCCCCCCACGTTGGATATCACATTGACAATTTCAAATCCATCTACCCCAATGAAATTGGTTTCAGTGCCTTTGCATCTAATGTCTAAAATAATTCTAGTGCCGGCATGTGAATGTCTCTTCATGAGTTCTATGTAAGTCTTTACAGGATAGTGATGCCCGCAGCTGAGCCAACTGGTTATGACATCAAACTTAATATCATCGGGTATAGAAATATTGTTGGTATCAATTAATCGATAATTCTGTGTGCCCAGTGCTTTTAGTTTTGCGTCCAAGAATTCAAATGTGTGATAAAACTTTAGCTCACTGCTGGTGGTGTTCCAGTTGCCATAGCTGGCTGACTCTGATTTGGCAGCATTGGTGCTAGCATCTCCATCCAGTAACCAAAGTTCTGTACCGTACTTTTCGTTAAACCATCTGCTGTCATACGCAAATCCGCATCCTATATCCAGCAATCTGCCAACGGGTTGATTCAAATATGCATCAACAATTTTAAAACTAGCACGGCGTTTGGTCACATATCGTTCATGAGACCATTTACGATCCCATGCTGCGGAATCTTCTGCACCCTTGGATGGGTTTTCTACATCCATCCCATGATCCAATCATCTCTAACTTGATCTAGTTTGACCATACCCCAGGATTCCAACAATGCAATAGCAGCAAACTGTCCGTATTCTTTGCTGTAAGCATCGTGTGGTTTTTGTTCAATTACCATAACAGGTCGGCAGCGTTTTACGGTTTGTTCTGCACCTTGCAACACACGATATTCGTAGCCTTCGCAGTCGATCTTTATATAATCCACACCTTGCAAGTTTAGATTATCGAGACGCACAATCTGCACATCTCCGGTGCCCATGCTGTTGGGATCTAAATGGCTGTGGCCACTGTTCTCTTCGGTTATGATCATGGTTCCTTGACTGTCTTGATCTCCCAAGGCCAATGGACTGATGAAAAAATTATCGCCAGTGACATTTTTTTCCAAGCATTCTCTAAACAATCCTACTGGTTCAAATGCAATGACTTTGGCAAAATTCTTTACTAAATCTCGACTCCATAGTCCCACATTGGCACCGATGTCCAATGCAATGCCACGAGACTTGCAAAGATCAATGCTTCTTTTTCTCACCGCCACTTGATATTCGGGAGGTAGCCCTTTATCAACACTTTTTTTCAGCATCTTGGGAAAGTGTGTTTCAAAATCCGGAAAGTGCCATCCATAATGTTCAGCCATTTATCATCTCCTGTGTTTGTTTCAGTATGCGATATGCCATACCACT